GACAGACTTGATGCTATGGTTTGGGCATTAACTGATCTTATGCTTAATGGCTACCAAAAACCTCAACTGAAACTTGTATATAGTAGTATCAAAGGACTGAGTTAATGACTAAGAGCCTGTCAAAAACAGAATCTACTTCTATTCTAGGTGTGGCAGGGCAGAATGTCCATAATGGAACTATCCGCGCAGACGAGTTCCTACGGGAGCTTAAGGGTAGGGAAGCTGTAAAGAAGTTTCGCGAGATGCGTGACAATGATAGTACCATTGGTGCTGTTATGTATGCAGTTGAGCAGATGCTTCGTGATGTTGAGATTAACGTAAAACCTTCAGATGATAGTGACGCAGCTAATAAAGAGAAAGAGTTTGTTGAGAGTATCTTAGATGATATGGAGCATACTCTAGATGACCATATTGCAGAGGCACTTAGCTTTCTGTCGTATGGTTTTTCTTGGTTTGAGGTTGTGTATAAGCGTCGAGAAGGCTTGGGTCAGAACCCTAAGAAGAAGTCTAAGCACTCTGATGGACGCATGGGTGTCCGTAAGTTGGCTTGTCGTTCCCCTTGGACTATTGACAGGTTTGACGTAGAGCATAAAACTGGAGACATCTTAGGTATCTACCAGAGTACAGGTTACGGTACAGGTAATAATTATATCCCTAGCCGTAAGTCTGTTTACTACAGGACAACTACTATTAACGGTGATCCTTCAGGTAGGTCTATCCTACGGAACGCCTATACTAGTTATCAGTACCTTAACAATATGCAGTCTATTGAGGCTGTAGGTGTTGAGCGTGAGTTAGCTGGTATTCCTGTTGCCCGTGTACCTGCTGAGTACCTTTCCCCTGATGCTACTGAGGGTCAGATTGCCTTCCGTAATGAACTACAGTCTATCCTACGGGATGTCAAGTTCAACGATCAAGGTTATATTATCCTACCTAGTGATTCCTATCCAGATAAGGACGGTGCTCCTACAAGTGAGCGTCTGGTTGATGTAGAACTTATGTCTTCTAGTGGTACTCGTAATATTGATATAGACCCAATTATTCGTCGTTACCAGCATGACATTGCTCGTAGCGTACTGTCTGAGTTCTTAATGCTTGGTGGTGGTTCTAACGGTTCCTACGCCCTCTCTAAGAGTAAGACAGACTTATTCCTACGTGCCTTGGAGAGCTACATCACTCAGGTGGTAGATACGCTTAACAAGCAGCTTATTGAGCCTCTGTGGGAACTAAACAACCTTAACCCTGACCTTATGCCAAAGTTGGTTGCTGGTGACGTTGCTCCCCACGACCTTAAAGAGCTTGGATCATATCTTCGTAATCTCAATGGCGCTAGTATTAACTTGGCTGACCAACCTGAGATAGTTGATGCTCTCCTTCATAATGCTGAACTTCCTGAACTGGATCGTAAGAAGTATGATGAGTCACTTGAGATGGCTCGTCAAGCTGCTTTAGCTCCTGTTCAAGAGGAACCAGAGGAAGAAGAAGAGGAAGAAGATCAAGAAGACTCCGACGAAGATAAACCTAAAGATCAGGAGTGACTAGATGTCATCTATTAACGTACTCAGGGCTAAATTCGGAGACAGCGCAAGACTGCTACTCCCTTTCGTAAAAGCCGCAGAAGACCTCGAAATTGCCATAGATGAACTAGCTTCAGGGGGTCTTGAGTTCACAGGGGGCTTCGAGGAGCGTACTACAGGTAGCTCAGGTGCTAATGACCTAGGTTCTAACGTGCAGTACACTGCTGCACAAGCTACCTCTAAAACTTGGAAACGCTTTGGTTTCTCTCGTACCCGTCAGATCGCTAATGATGTACAGTATTGGGGAGAAACGAACCCTACCTTCGATCAGACAAAAGGTTTGTTTGGTGGTCTTTATATGCCACCCGAGTTCGATCAGCTAATTGACTTCGAAGACACCTCTAACGCATCCGCAGTAACTTCAGGTGATCTACAGTACACAGCAGCTACAGGCAGTTATGATGTCAGTGGTTGCCAGAAAGGTGATCGCGTAGACATTCGATTCTCTTTTAATGCTGTACCACAGGTAGCTAACTCCACCCTTGAGGTAGGTCTGATCTGGTCTACCCGTGACGCTAACGACAACATCACCTTCACCTTCCCGCTAACAACACAACCTATCTTCTACGGTACAGGTTCCCAAGGAGCCGCATATTTGAACCGAGTTGAGATGTCTGCTTACATTGCTTCTGACGAAGACCGTAATGCTAGAGCGTTGCCAGCTATTCGTTGCAATAATGAGATTCTTATTCAGCCTTTGTCCACTCTAATTACAATCGTAAGGTAAGCTATGACTATTCGCATAACAAGAAACGCTGAAGGCAACTGCATAAACTTCGTAGGTTCGTCTAACCCTGCTTATTGGAACGCTTGTCTTAGCGCAGTTATCAACGAAGACGACAGCACACGTATTAACATCATCAACGACATTCGCTCTGAGAGTTCAGCAGAGACTGCTTATGAGTTCTACGCTCTGCCTTTCGAGGACTTCTCGGACAAAAACGGTAACTTATTCACGGATGCTCAAGCTGCTGTAGACTACATCAACCTCGAAGCTAACGTATCTGGTGTATCTGACACAGGCTCAGACCTCACAGATGTTGTAGTTAACTTCCGTCTTGACGACACAAACACTTCTGTCATCCTAGACAACGGTGCTGCCTTTGGTGTTAACACGATTAAGGCTGTTGCTGACGCAGACGGTACAATCCACATTCACGCTATTGGTGCTGGTGCACCTAGTGGAACTGACAACCCGTCAGACCACAAGCACTACGAGAAGCTAGTACACACTAACGTAGAGATCAACGGTAACGCTGTAGCAGGTGGTCTTCAGGATGTCGTGAACACTCTGAACGAACTCTTCACAGTTGGTCCTTTTGAGGCTGTTGTTATCTCTGACCCCTACAGCACGATGATTTCTGATGTATCTGGTGTAGATGCTAACGGTGCCTTAGACGGTAACGCTGTAAACCCTTCTAACTCAGACATCGCTGGCGGTTCTGCTGCTCACTACAACAAAGCTGGTTGGTTGTCTTCTGACACCATCGACCAAGCTGGCGAATACTTCAGCTTCGACATTCGTGTTGAGGGTATCATCGGTATGGGTCTTGTTGTTGCTGACGCAGCAGACGTAAACGGTAACGCAACATACGGCGACCCTGCTAAGTTCTGTGACGGGGTTACTAACTCAGGTCACTACGGCTATCAGTTCGGTCACTTCTTCCACCCTAGCCCTAACGGTCCTTGGACTAACTACGGTGCTAACACTGGATATGTTATGGGTAGAGGTTGGTCTAATGCTACAGATAAGTTCTCAGGTTCTCCTGAAGGTGCTGACTGGCTTGCAGGCAACCCTGTTAAGATGCGTGTAGGTATAGACGAGAACGGCTTTATCTCTATCGACTATTATGATGTAAGCGAGAGTACTTGGATAGTCTGTGCTCGTACTAGCTACCCAACAGTAGAAGGCGTAGAGTACAAGTTAGGCATCAAGTTGTGTGACAGCTATTCTCGTTTGGCTAGTCTGCCAAAGATTCACTTGCACACCCCTCTAGCCCCTACGATGTACTTCCGTTATATCGAAAGCCCTGACGGTGTGTTCAACTACCCTCTCTTTTCTACAGCAGAGGAAGCTGAGTATTACGACGAGATTATTAATGGTTTAGCTGAAGGAGCGGGTTCGTCACACACACACACTTACACAGACGACCCTACAGGGACAACGTGGTACATGCCAGAAGCAACTCATGATGCTTCTACTTACGTCCACAGTTCTGCACCTAACGGCTTCACGTTTAACGGCACGACTGTTAACTGGACAGAAGTTACTTCTTTGACTAACGCTGACCTAGCCCCTTCTGCTTTCTCATCACTTGACTACAGCTACGAGGAAGGCACTGCGGTAAACTTCCAACTATTCCCTGCTGGTGCTACGTTTACACAGTCTGTCTCAATAAGCCCTGCTGGTTCTGGGATGCTCTACAACTCTAACACAGGCTACCTACAAGGTACTCTGACTGATGTTGGTGCTGACACCACGTACACAGTGACCGTGACACGGGCTAACTCCTACGGTTCTAGTGTTGGTACGTTCGAAGTGCTTGCTACTGATGTAGCGCCTGTTCAGACTAACGACACTCCTTGGACTAAAGCTCTGGACTTCAGCGGCTCTAGTGAACATGGTAAGCAAGTATCTAACCAAGCATACACTAACCCTATCTCTATGGGCTTTACAGGAACAACTTTAGGGGGGCACAGTACAGACTCAACTAAAACTTCTGACTATACTTACTCAAGACCTTGGGCTTGTACGACAGTATTTCAAGTCGATAGACATAGTTCTAATCAGCATATCTGGAACTATGGAGAAGGTGCTGGTACTAATGATGATAATATTTACCTGAGACTTACTGCTAGTGGCAAGTTGTACTTCGGTTGGGGTCGAGAAGGCGTAGGCTACAATGAGTGTGAAATCTACGACATCTCTTACGGTCAAACATCTGATTGGTTCGGAGTTTATATAGCACACAAGGGGGCGAGGTGGAGTAGTTCTGAGGCCACTGCAAGTAACTTGGCAGATACCTTCGACATTCGACTGATGACCTCAGATAATGGAGATAACTTTAGCACTCTAGGTTCTAACTTATCCACTAGTGCTAATTGGGTAAGTACTGGAGTTAGAATGGATAGAGCATTTGGTGGTCATTTTACTCTTGGCGGAAGAGGCTCTAATAGAAACTTTCACGGTAAGGTATCTAGCCAAGTTGTTACTACTCTTGTTGCTAATAGAAACATGCCGACGGACAATGAAATCACCAAGATGATTACCGATCCTATCAAGTGGGTAACCAATTTCAAGATAGGTAATGAATATAGAATGCCCACCTATCAGTATCCGACTTCTAACTTTACAAGGAACAGTTCTGCCCCAGCTACGTCAACTCAAGTATGGCTAATGGGAGACGGTACTAGCGACTCTTACTCTAATGGTATGAGAAACTATGTATACCCTGCTGACCAGAACTGGACTAAGATGCAATTAAACAGTATGGTTTCTAACGACATCGAAACTGTGAACATCCAAGGGTTGACATAATGTATGATCCAGACACTCTCCCTACTGAGGAAGAAATAGAGAAGGCAGATAAACCCCTGAACAAACCTTTTAGGTTGCCGAAAGGTAGCTCTAAGAAGTTCGGGGTTTACGTCAAGGACG